TCGCGGCAAGAAAAGAAAATGAGAAAGGATCACCTGATAGTCGATCTAGATGGGACGCTATGTAACAATAGCCACCGTCAGCACCTCGCAGTCGCGAAGCAATGGGATGAATTCCATTCGCTACTGCACGAGGATACAATCTGCGAGGAGGTTGTGCTAGTTATTCGCGGATTATTGGCAGTCGTTAAAGACCTAAATGTGATCGCTGTTACAGGACGCAATGAGCGTTACCGGATGCCAACGGTCCGGTGGATGGCGAGGCAAAAGGTTGGCGCTTTATTTGACGATATGTTGATGCGGGGCGATACCGACTATACCAGCGACCAGGATTTGAAACCCAGGATGGTGGAAAAGTATTTTGGGTCGAAGGAGGAGGCACTAGACCGGACGCTGCTAGTGCTGGATGATCGATCGTCAGTGGTGACCGCGTTCCGCAACTATGGCTTTAAGGTCTTTCAAGTCAGGGAAGGAGACTTTTGAAATGATGTATGTCCCGGAGGAGTTACGCGCCAAGGCTAGCATCTATGAAGAGCGCAATAAGCTGTATGGGGATAGCTATAAGATTTTTGGCTCTATCATGGAATTGATTGGGCTAGACAACTTCAACCTCCGCAGCGCGGACGATCACAACCGGTTCGGAGTTTATGTCCAGCTGCTAGGGAAGGTTATCCGCTATGGGAAGCAATTCGATAATGGCGGCCACGCTGACTCGCTCGATGACATGGCGGTCTATGCTATGATGCTGAAGGAGCTAGACCACGAGATTGAGACCAGTCGGGCAGAGGAGCCACCGCCCCATACAGAAGTGGACTTGACCAATGAGGTTGTGGCGATAAGAAGAATGAGAAGGATGCCGAGAAAGAAGCGCAGATAATCAGCCGTGACCTGCTACGATCGGTTGACAAGTCTGCGGCCTATGGAGAGTTGGTAACGCTTCACGTCTCCCTCGGACTGCCCGTAGCAGCCTCTTGCTGTGAGCGTTCACTTTTAAGGAGGATAGCATGTATCTGATATTTGATACAGAGACCACTGACCTAGTCCACAACTCGCTCCGTCCCTTGGGGAAGCAGCCGAAGCTGATCGAGTTTTTCGGATTGCGGTTGAACCGGGATATGGAGGAGATTGGCGCGATCCAACAGCTCATCAATCCCGGCATCCCGATACCGGAGGAGATAACCAAGATCACGAGCATCACCAATGATATGGTGAAGGAAGCGCCGATGGTCCACGAGGTTATTAGCGATCTGGTCAAGATCATTGAGAACAACGACACAGTTGTGGCGCACAACCTGAGCTATGATATGTCGATTATGAATTTTGAAGGTCTGCGTTGCGGCTGGCAAATTAAATGGCCCAAGCATCTCGTTTGTACAGTCGAGGCGACGGAGTGGATGAAGGGCCATAGGCTCAAGTTGGCTTCGCTCTATGAAGAGCTATTTGGGGAGACCTTTGAGAATGCGCACCGCGCTGAGAATGACGTTCGGGCGACAGCGCGGATATTTGTGGAGTTGGTAAAGAGAGGCGAGATTTAAGTCACCGCCCGCGTCTGGGCAAAACACAAGGAGACTGGGAATGAACAATCGCGGACCGGGCACCTATGGTGCGAAAGTGCAATCATGGAATGAGTCCAATCCGCGCAGCCTTCTAAAACAAACCATGGAGGCAAACAAAGGCGCTAACAAGGAGAGGATTTATAGATTGTTTGTTGATGAACTTCAAAATCATCCAGACCAAGAAGCCTTCATGACAACGATCGTTGAATATTGGTTTTCAAACACATATGCTAGCATGATCCTTCCGCCTGCGGATCGGGAGAAGAAACTTGCGGATAAGGAGAAGAGAAAGCAAGAGCGAGAAAGCTTTGTTGTCAAAGCTAAAACAAAACTGAAGGAACATATTAAGCGTGAGGCTTTGTTCCTGCTGGATACTTTATTACCAAATGGCAAATCCTTACGCGCCACTACATTTGGCGAATGTGCCAAATTTGGCGGATGGTTAAAGCTGATTGCTAAGAAAGGAAAGCCGGGTCAGAAAGTCGGGAGTGTGCTTAACAATAATGATCTGCGCAAGTTGCAGGGAGTGTGAGATGCCTTGGAACCCGGAGCGGCGAAGAGAATATGAACGTTCAGATAAAAGAATGGCGCGAAAAAGAGAGCGAGCAAAAATATATCGAGAGTATATGAGCCAAGAAAAGAAAGAGGAAAAAAGAATATATCGAATGGGATGGTACCAAAAAAATAAAGAAAAATTGAAAGAAAAAGCGAAGGCTTACTATCTTGCTAATCCGGAGAAACTGGAAGCTAAATATGAAAAACGGAAAGCTTGGGAAAAGGACAATCAAGAAAAAATAAAAGCTTGGCAAATTGCATATCAAAAAAGGAATAAAGAAAAGATTGTGGCTTCAAGTCAAGCAAATTACAATAAAATGGCAGCTGCTTGGAAACTGTGTCGTGAACTAGGACTCATGGAATGACAGCGCGCGTTCGCACAGGCTATTCGTTTCGTCATGCAGTCGGAAAGATCGATGACGTTCTAGACCGGCTAGAGGCGATCGGGATGAGGGTCGCGCCGATAACCGATCTGGCTTCCACGTTCGGTTTTGTCAAGTGGGCGAAGGCTGCGAACAAGCGAGGATTGCGGCCTGTGTTCGGTGTCGAGCTAGCGGTCACCAAATCGCTTCACGATGTAAAACCAATAACGGATTATTGGACCTTTCTCGCGACCGATTCATTGAAGCCTCTCAATTACCTTATTGGCGAAGCTACAAGACAATTCCGCTACCAGCCATTGCTGACGATTGATCAGGCAACCGAGCGGGACGATGTTACAATCATTATGGGCCCCAAGACCAATTTCGAGGAGATACGCCCAAAGCCAAACTTGTATTTCGGACTAGGGCCAGCGATCGTTAAGGGCCAGCTCCGGCGTGCGATCGAGGCGGGACTGGCGCCAGTAGCGGTCTCGGACAATCGCTATCCGATCGAAGGCGGCGCAGGCTTCTATGAGACGGTTTGCGGCCGCAACGCTAGCATCCAGAGCTATCCGCAATGGATCATGAGTGACGACGAATGGCGCGCTAATATTGCGACCGATGATGGCGAGGCTGCTTTAATTAACCGCGAAAAAATTTTTGAACTCAGCTCTGCGATACTCCTGAAATCAGAAATGGTTCACCCAGTTAAGACCATGCCGTTGGAGGCTTTATGCCGGGTTGGCGCTGCAAAACTGAATTGCGATTTGTCGCGTCCGGAATATGAAGCGAGGCTGTTGCGCGAATTGAAGTTGATCGAGGAGAAGCAATATGAGGATTATTTTTATCTGGTCGCTGATATATGTCAATGGGCGAGGGAGCGTATGCTGGTCGGACCGGCGCGTGGCTCCTCCTGCGGCTCTCTAGTTTGCTACCTGCTAGAGATTACATCAATCGATCCTATTCCCTATGGACTCATTTTTGAAAGGTTTATTGACATCAATCGTGATGACCTTCCGGATATTGATATTGACTTTCCGGAGCACCGCCGTTCCGAAGTGTTCGAATATGTGGCGAAAAAATACGGAAGGGAACGGGTGGCGAGGCTAGGGACGGTGGCGATGTATCAGCCGCGCTCCGCCTTAAGGGAAGCCAGCGCCGCTCTCAGCGTTCCGCTTTGGGTCGTTAATCCGGTCATGGATAATATTATTGAGCGATCGAGCGGAGACGCGCGTGCGCTTCAGGCGACAGAGGATACCCTGAAGGATACTGAAGCTGGCAGGAAGCTGCTAAATGATTATCCGGAGATCATGATTGCGTCCCGGATGGAAGGTCATCCACGCCATGGCGGCCAACATGCCGCTGGCATCGTTATAACGGAGCGGCCTGTTTCGGATATTGTGGCGGTTGACCAACGGACCGGCGCCACCATGTGCGACAAGAAGGATGCGGAAGAGCTCAACCTGCTAAAGATTGACGCTCTCGGATTGACGCAGCTTTCAGTCTTTGAACTCGCTCTAGAGCTAGCCGGATTGCCGCGCGAACAATTATCAACGATCGACATGAACGATCCTTTAGCGTTCGCGATCTTAAATGATAAAAAATATACCGGGATATTTCAGTTCAATGGGTTGGCGCTACAATCTATCTCCGAACAAATAGCGGTTAGCTCGCTAAATGATATTGTGGCGATTACCGCCTTGGCCCGTCCCGGTCCGCTAAACTCCGGGTCGGCAAATAAATGGATAAAGGTGCACAATGGTAGGGAGCCGGAGAGTTATCCGCACCCGCTCTTTGAAGAGCATCTTAAGGGAACGCTGGGCGTGGTAGCGTATCAGGAACAGGTTATGACGATCGGTCGTGATATTGGCGGACTGTCATGGGAGGATGTTAGCTCGCTTCGCAAGGCAATGGCAAAGAGCCTTGGAGCGGAATTCTTTGACCAGTATGGCGATCGCTGGAAGGCTGGTGGACGATTGAAGGGAATTCCAGATGATGTGCTAAACAAGACATGGGACGATCTATGCGCCTATGGCTCTTGGGCGTTTAACCTTTCGCACGCGCTGGCTTATGGCGTTGTTAGTTATTATTGCTG